CGTCATGACCCGTGGCCACGTCATCGTGGTCGCAGGCTCCGACGTCGCGGCCTGGGACGCAGCCTTCTACTCCACCGCGACCGGCGGCTTCTCGAACAGCGCCTCCGGCATGGCGGCCTCCGGCAACATCACGTTCACTGGGCAGCCTGCGGTGGGTCAGACCGTCACGATCAACGGCACTGCCATCACGTTCATCGCGAACGGCGCGACGCCATCGGGTAACCAGGTCGCACTGGGCAACACCCTTGGCGATACCGTTCAGGCTCTCGCGACTTTCGCGAACGCCTCGGTCGATGCTGGCCTGTCCGTTCTGGCATACGGCGCTTACCCGCCGTCGCCCGGCGGAGCTGGTCAGGGCAGCGGTGCTAACGTGCTGCTGATCGCTGACAAGACCGTCGGCACGGCTGGCAACGCGCTCACGCTCGCAACGAACGTGACCGGCGCCACGGTGTCGGGTGCCACTCTCTCGGGCGGCACGGCGTCTGCCACCGCAATCACTGGTGCGCGCTTCCTCACCTCGGCCCTCGCTGGCCAGATGACGAAGCTCTCGCTCTCGGCTCAACTTGGTTAAGTGCAGGGCCCCTTAGAAGGAGACATCGAATATGTTTACGCAAGATGCCTACCAACAGGCTCTGTCCTTTCTTGTATCGCAGTCGACCTACATCGAGCCGCAGGTCGTGCGCATCAGGTATCCAGAGCTGAACTACGCGCAGTACGTGCCAATCGACGAGACAGGAAACGAGTGGGCCAAGTCCATCACGTTCTTCTCGCTCGACGTCGTTGGCCAGGCTGATTGGTTCCACGCAGATGCACGAGACGTGCCGAACGCGGATGTCATCCGTGACAAGCATGAGCAGGGCATCGAGATGGCAGCCATCGGCTACCGTTATAACCTGGAAGAGCTTGCCCAGGCAATGATGGTTCCGAACTTCAACCTGACGACTGAACGTGCCGGCGCCGCTCGGCGCGCCTACGAGGAGATGTGTCACAACATCGCCATGTACGGCGACTCGCGCAAGGGCTGGTACGGGTTGACCAACCACACCCTGCCTCCGGTCATCTCGGTGACCCACACCTGGGCCTACAACATGGCTCAGAGCACGCCTCTCACCGGTCAGATCCTTCAGGACCTGAACGGAATGCTGTCAGGTATCTGGCTCTCCTCGAACACGGTCGAGATGGCAGATACCGTTCTGCTCCCCTTGTCAGTGATGAACTTGCTGGCAATGGCGCAGATGCCGAACACCGAGCTCAACCTGATGGCTTGGATTCAGCGCAACAACCTCTACACGCAGGAAACTGGGCAAGCGCTCATGATCCGCGGCGTTCGAGGTCTCGACACGGCAGGAGCTTCCGGCAACGGTCGCGCAGTAGTGTATCGCCGCTCGCCTGACGTGCTCAAGCTGCATCGCCCGATGCCTCACCGCTTCTTGGCGGCGCAGCAGTCGGGTCCGCTTCGCTTCGAGGTTCCTGGCATCTTCCGCCTTGGCGGCCTCGAGATCAGGCTTCCGGGCGCCATTCGCTACATCGACGGCGTCTCGTAATCCTAACGTAAGGAGGAACAACACGTGGACATCAGAGAACCAAATCTGGTCAAAGACCAACCCGCGAAGGCAGACAGGAATTGGGCACACACCCTTCCTGTCGCCCCAGCGGCAGCCTCTCAGTCCAGACTTGATGAGTCGAGCGAGACCGTGTCCCTCAAGAACAACTCGGTCAACCAGACCCACATCCTCTACGATCGGCACATGCAGCCGATCGAGCTGCGACCGGGGGAAACTCGGGTCGCCGTGGAGATGACGAAGAACGATATCGAGTACTTCGTCAGGGAGCGAACTCCCGGTCGTTGGTACAGGAATGCTAGAGGCGAGCAGGTCGCGAAGCCTCTGCATCCAATCGAGGTCATCGGCATCAGCGATCCGGATGCCCCCAGGAAGCAGGCCGATGTCGGGCGAAAGCACGCAGACGCTCCCATCCTGGACATGACGAAGAAGTGACATGGCCACTTCCCAAGACATCTACGCTTTTCGAGGGCGGTTTCCGGAGCTAACGGCGACCGACGCTCAGATCGCGGCGGTGTTAAACACGGCGGACATCTGGCTGGAGAACAACAGCCAGTGGTCCACGCGCGACTTTAATCTGGCTCGTCAGTATTGGGCGGCTCATCTCATGGTCATGCAGCAGATGCAGGGCTCTGGCAGCACGTCCGAGATCGCTGGAGTCAGTCTTGCGGACATGTACGTAAGCTCCGTCAAGATCGGCGAGCGTACCGTCACGTTCCAGCAGCGTCAGTCCCTGGCCAATGCTGAGGCGAACGCTGGGCCCGGAGAAACCATGCTGAGCGCCACCATGTATGGTCAGTTGTTTCTTCAGCTTCGGGCCAGAAACATAATCCCGGTGGCGATTGTATGAGCCATTGGCGCTCTCTCGAGAAGGGGCTCGACGCGATAGTTGACTCCGTCTGGGACGAGCCGGTGGAGTTTCATCCCTGGGGCCAAGGCGGCCTCAGCGACGATCCAGGTCCTGACCCTAGCAGGACCGTGCTGAAGACGCGCGGCGTTCTGATGATGCCGGGTGCCGCTACCTCTGGCGAGGCCGGCGCTCCTGCCTTGGCTGGTTTTCCGTCTGGCATCGTTGGTGCCAGGTTCTGGATATCAATCACGGAGTATAACATCGGTGATCTGTCCGTTTGGAATAACAAGAACGATAGAGTGTACCTGCCTGAACGTGATTGGTGGTTCACTATCCAGTCGATTTTGCCATCAGCTACGGCCAGACCAAACATCTATCTCGACCGACTCAACGCGGACAATCCCACATGAGCATCCTTCGTCTACTCATCAGAGCGACGACGGTGGCGGCTCTAAGGGACAAGACCTGGGCCGGAGCCAACGTCTATGACTCCGACCTGACGCCGTTCGGTCAAGCGGTGCTTGGCAAGGCTGCCACGCCCTACATCGTGGTGTACACCGACGCCGATGACATCAACCCGGTTGCCGGCAAGGCTGAGGTTTATAACGGGGACGATCGCTCGCTCAGCATCGTCATAGAGATCGGAGTGGCCTCAGCAGTTCGCGGCCCCTCTCCAACGGCTCCGGTGCCGCCCAACACGGCGCCGCCTCTTGGCCCAATCGTTGTTAACTTTGCCCAGACTGATGCCGGCAAGGAAGCGGCCTGCGACGCCATCGAGTCGCAGGTGATGTCGGCCTTGATTGGCGGTGCCTCCGTCGAGGACCCGTGGGCAGACATCTGGAAGCGGATGGTTTATCACGTCGACAAGATAGTTCGCAGACGAGGAGGCCAGTCGGCAACGGGCGTTCGCTACGCCGCCAGGCGTGTGACGCTGATGTGTTGCACCAATTATGACTTTGCCCCCGGAGACGCGCCAGATGCCAGGCATCCCGTCAACGACTTCGTCACGCTAGCTTTGCAGGATGTCCAACACCCCACGGTCAAGATGTCCGAATACGCAAAGATCGTTCAGCAGCTCCTGTCTCCGACCGACGCGCCAGATTGGCGCATCGCCCAGTCTATGCTCGGCCTCGATACGGAGGGTGTTCAGATGGTGGTGCCAACGGGTACGCCGCTGCCATGGCCCATTCATGAGGAGCCGCCGTTAGACTACAGCGACGGCAACGAGTACCCGCCGCAGCTCGACAAGCTCTCTACCAACGAGGAGGAGGACGTCGTCACCGACGTCACGGCCTTCCCGGCAACAGACGATCCGAACCCGCTACGGCCGCGCCCACCGTTCCCTGACATCAAGCCGTGATGACACCTCGTAACTTGATTAAGGAGACGATAGTAGCGGGCATGCTTGGTTTGGCGATAGGTGTTGCGGTTTCTGCCTACGCCGTTCACTTGCTTGGTCCTTCTGTGACAGTGAACTCAGTCAATATCGCGGAAGGCTCGCCTACTGGTAACGATCTCAAGATCGACTTCGACGTGGTATGGCGAGAGGCTTGCACTGCCATCGTCGACTCGTTCATCCTCTCGACGGACGGAGACGTGATCAGGCGGCGCGCCAATAACCCGGTGGCCTATCAAGGGCCAGGACACTTCCAGTGGACGGCACACGTTGACCTTCCGAAAGAGTTGCCCAGGGGCAACTACGTTTATCGCATACGGCTCACGTCGCACTGCCCATCTGGTCAATATCCGATCGCGGTGCCTGACCTGCCGTTCAAGAAGGAGTGAAGGAAATGTCCTGCTTCAGCTTAGCCGCCGCAGAGAACTTGGCGATATGGGTCGTCGTGCTCATCGCGGTTGCGGCGATCATCCGCCTTCTTATTCCGTTCCTGTTCTCGCTCGCTCCCGGTGGCGCCGGCATGCCGCCGATCGTTGTTCAGATCATCAATATAGTTTTCTGGGCGGTGGTCTGCATCGCGGTGATCATGGTCATCTTCTGGCTGCTGTCGTGCTTGGTCTGGGGTCCAGGCCTCGCGTACTTTCCCAGACGATAACCCAAGCATCCCGGTCATCCCCGAGCCACCGTCTATTTGTAGGAACTGCTGATGTCTGAGATACCCGTCATCAAGCACTGGATCGTGACGGGGTTCACTCCGGCTGCAACGCTCGACGACTCGATTGCCGGCGGCGAGTTGCCCACGCTCTACGAGACCGAGCAGCTCGCGATGGCTGCGGCCAAGACGGCGGCAGCCAACTCGCCTGGCGCCTACTTCGTAGTGTACGAGGCCAAGTGGTGGTCGCACACCGACATCACTCCGGTCCACCTAAAGGAGGTGACGTCCGGTGCTGTCAATTGACGTCGACACCGGCGACCTGCTGAAGTGGGCTCGCTACTTCGAGAACATACCAAGAAGGACCAAGCCAGCCCTGGCGCGAGCCTTGAACGCAGCCGGGGCCAACATAGTCAGGGAGACGGCTCGGGTTATCGCCGGCAACTCCGGCCTGGACGCCGACGCCATCCTCCACCTGATCATAGTCAAGGAGGCTGCTCCAAACGACCTTGTCTGGGAGATGGACGCCAGCGCAATCGCGCCGCCATCCCAGGACTGGTCGCACCCTTGGGACCGGACCGAGGACACAACCTTTGATGGCCAGACCTTGGTCAAGATCATCACCATGGACGACGACGTCGTCTGCAAGATATGCGAGGACGCCGCGGAGAACGGCCCCTACACGCTAGAGGAGGCCAAGCGGATGTTCGCGCACGGGGAGGCAGGCAAGGAGGGCCTACATCCCAGATGCCGCTGCATCATGGGCCCCTGGTCCTCCACGAGGCGCATGAATGTTACCTTCGGCACCTCCCAGGAGCCGATCATGTCCTCGTTCCGTGACATGGGCCAGAAGGTGGCAGAGGAGTTTGCCGCCGTGCTCAAGATAGGTGACCTATGATTGGCAAGAGCCAGCACGAGAAGTTGTTGTTCGACCTAGCCGAGAACAAGCGCCAGAACGCCATCGGTGGGGCGCGCCACGGCTACGTCAAGGAAGTGAAGGAGAAGGACGGCGAGCGCAAGATGCGCGTCGTCATGGGCATTCGCCCGGACGGCTCCGAGTGGCTGTCTCCTTGGCTGCACGCCGACGACCATTCCGGCGGCGGTCGCGAGCAGCAGCTCTACGAGAAGGGTCAGAACGTCACCGTCAACATGCAGGGCGGTGACTTCCGGCAGGCCAACGTCTCTCCTGGTCCGCAATCGAAGTCGTTCCCGCAGCCAGGCCACGCAGAGAAGATCAATGGCGACAGCTTCCACATGGGCAAGCTTCGCAAGTCTCATAACAAGCCTCAAGAGGACGGTGGCGGCGGAGGCGGGTCTGGCGGTGGTGGAGAAGGTGGAGGCGGTGGCGGCGGAGGCCAAAGCCAGAAGAGCGACCAGCACTTCCACGAGATGTGGATCGCCAAGGAAGACAAGAAGGCGCCCAAGCACCAAGACCAGCCGAACCAGCCCATGGGGCAAGGAGGGGGTGGCGGTGCGGACGGGAAGTCTGGCGACCAAGGCCAGCAGGGTCAGCAGGGAGGCCAGCAGGGCGGCCAAGACGAGGCGGCCATGGCCTTCCGCGTCCATGAAAAGAACGGCGTCAGCGGAGTGGTTGGCAGCGGTTCTGATGCAGCTCGCTTCGCCTCCCACGAGAAGGGCGCCAAGATCAAGCACGGAGACGAGAACTGGGTCGTTTCCAGCAAGGAAGAGAAGAAGGTAATCGTGCGCTCGGAGGAGCCACCTTGGGTCTCAGACGCTTGGATCATTCGCAAGAAGAAAGACCCGATCCCCGATGACAACGATGTCGCAAAGTAAGGAGAATGCAAATGTCTAATCTCTCTATCGCTGCTCGCCGGCGTCTTGCTGCAGAAGGCAAGGCCGCGCCTCCGACCACTCGCTACAAGATCACTGACCCGACTCATCGCCCCGACCTCAATGGTGAGTTCGGCGGAGTGAAGGTGGACTCGGCTGGCGTGGACCAGTACGTGTACCTCACCGACGAGCAGGCCAAGTTCTACCTCGCCTCCGGCTCCATCGAGCGCGTCAACACCGGCGAGCCGACTGATGGCCAACAAGGCTGATCTCTCGCGCTTCTTGGCCTCTGAGTCAGGCACACAGGGAGGGGATACCGACCTCCCTGTGTACATCACTGCGTCTCCGTACTTCTCGGAGCTGATGGCGATATGGCCTGACCTCTACAATCAGAAGATCGTCGTTGCGCCTCCTGGGAACGGAGTAGACGCATATACTGGTAGGATGCTGTCTGGGTGGAAGCACGTCGAGCAATCCATCCGCATCATCTTTGCGACGCCCTACCACGAGCGCATCCTGGAACGTTGGGTTGGCTCGTTCGTTCCCAGACTTCTTGGCGAGTCGGTCGTGCCGCGCGTCATCACCCGCCACTATTGGGCGATGGGCACGGCGATCGAGCACTGGGAGCCGCGCTACAAGATCAAGCAGATCTTCTTCATGGGCGATGCCTTGTCGAAACAGGAAGGCAGGTTCCTTGACGATGCCGACGTGATACGCGTCGGTCAGATATTCGTTCGCCCGCTGGGCGTCTACTTCCCGCGCGGTCACCTCGGTGACTTCACTCCGTTCGAGCGTCGCGCCCACGGCATTGCCGGCAAGGGCTCTGAGATGTTCGACGTTGGCCCATCAACTCCGGCGACATAGACATGGCGACAACCAACCTCGTATCGACCACGCCTACGCGCTTCACCGTGGTGCAGCCATCGCTGTTGCCTCAGCCTGCCCTGCTCCAGTCGATCTCCGAGGAGCAGATCACTCAGGCGAGGATGGCGCAGTTCAAGGCGCGCTGGTCTCAGTACGATCCACCCAATGCCGCGCAGTACGATGTTGGCGGCTTGCGGTTCGACCCGATCTACATTCAGGCCAAGAATGCCACCTACTTCGAGATGCTGCTGCGCGACCGCGTCAACCAGGGCGTCCGGGGCGTCATGCTCGCGTTTGCCTCTGGCACCGACGTCGATGCGCTCGGCTCCAACTACCCCTACGGCGGGACGCGTCTGCCGAACGAGAGCGATGCGGCCTACAAGCTTCGGCTCTGGAACTCGCCCTCGATCTTCTCGCTCAACGGTCCCGGCCAAGGCACCTACGAGAGCTACGTCTACTGGACGCTGTCGGCGCCGATGCCTGACGGGGAGAACGCGATCCGTCATGCTGCGGTGCTGACTCAGCGCGGCACCGGCGTCGTCACCATCCCGATCATGCAGGAGAACTCGCATGTGGCTCTCAGCACTGATCCATTCAATGGTGATCTCCTCGCCGCCGACACGGGCGACCCGCGACCTGACCCAGCTCAGATCTTGGCTGTCTACAAGTTTCTCACC